ATGATAGCTGGCAAATTCCGTCATTCGCTGGTGATCGCGGTGTTGATGTCTCCCCAACTGGCTGTCGCGCAATCAGAGACTATGCAGACCACTGGACCATGCTCGTCAATCATCACCGGTACGGGCGCAGTGGGCAACAGTACATGCATCGCCATCACTAAAGACGCGCTAGAGCGCCTGACTGATATCACCGCCGCAAGCCGAGGCCGTAAGTTGTTCGTGGCAGAAGCTTGGTTAAGCCCAACGGCGATGTTCGGGCGACCCAGTGGTGACGGGAAATCCATCAACGAGCAGGCGTTTTTGTCCGTTCGCGCGACGAACATAACGGAAGCACCGGTTCTTCTGACTGCCGCCAAATGGGAGATAGTGCAGGCGAGAAACCTGTCGAAGGGGGGCGGCGCATACGGCTACAGGAATTTGCTTTGGCCTGCGCTTTCCCTGAACAAACCAATCAAGATCGATGCAGGTAAGCAGGTCGATATTCAATTCGGTGAGGGGTTGGCGCTTAATGGCATGGCCAGTCGCTTGCGTAAAAACCGCGAGCTGGACACCGCCTACATAATCCCTGAGATCTCACCGGTACGAATCAACGGCGATATGTATGTCAATTGGTTCGTCGAACAGATGGGCCTGTTGTATGGGACTCAAGCAAAGCTCCGGGTCACCCTCTATGAGGGTGATTACAAGCCCATCGCTAGCCTGTCGTTGCCATTAGCGCAGGGCGTTGACTTCTTCTACCACGGTGAAGCAGTGGATCAGAAAGGAAACGTGCAATACGCCCCACGCCTGGCATATGACGCCTTTCTGGGCCAATACCTCAAAATACGGGAAGACATGGAGCCTGGGTTTCGAATCAAGCGTCCGCCGGCGCGAGTGATCGAGGTGATGCCAGACCCGACCGTGTGGGGCAAGCAGAGGTATCGAGATATCGGAAGCCAAGGGCAGACGGAGGAGTGATGGATTGGGTAATCTGCAGCGCCGAAATAGGTGACGTGGAGCGCCTCGAAGCCTGGTTCGGCAGCTGCTGCTAGGCCAACCATTTACTGATCCTCAGTATTTGGGATGGGGTACTGGAAATCACGTTGGGTTTTCTGTCGTACTGCGACAGCTTAATACGTTGATGTGCCGGGGGGATTTGAACCCCCGTCCAAGTCATGATGGGCGGGGGCTTTATCCCTTATGCTGCCATAATGCTGTCATTCGATAGCAGTGACTAGGTCCACCAGGTTTGGAACCTGCTTGTCTAGCTGGCTCTGATTCACCGTGACATTTTTACCCAGAACATTCGCCTGTCCTGCGCGCAGTGTCGAGATCGGCGTTCCTATCGCGCCGGAGACCACGGAAGCCGAGTTCGCATCATTTACCTCGTACTGAAACATGGCCTTGAATAGCTTTTTGTTATTCGGAATCGCCGTCCCATTAGGATGGATGCAGAACAAATTAGGATTCGCTCTCCAGACATCGTAAATTTCATCTCCAATTTCATTCACGACAGTCTTAAAGGCGGCAGCAGAGGATTGGTTCATCTGAGTGAGCCTGTTTCCAATATACATATATATATCCGGAAAGCTCATACGATATCTTCCAGTATTAAGGAAAAACTCGGATTGCTGCTGGCCAGCTTGGCGTGCGATACCGTAAACGAGAGACAGTACAGCGCGCACTGCTCGCTTGCTGGAGCCATCTGCTGAAAACGGAATCAAAAGCCTGTCTGCTGCTGACATTGCAAGCTCTGTATACACAGAAAAGCTTGGATTGCAGTCAATAAATACGGTGTAGTCGATCTGATTCCAGCTGTTCGCGATATCATTGATTAGGTCGCTCAGCCAAGTGTGAACAATTCTCCAAGCATCTTGCGGGCCAGGGAACGTGGCAGACATAACTCGGGAGGCTTGAATCTCAAGCTGTTCATCACCAACGACCAGATAAAGGTTATCCGGAACCTCGTGGTTTATCGCACGAGCCTGCGTAACGAAGTTAGCGCCGGTATTCGGGTTAACATATGGGCTGAGAATCCGATCCTCAATGTAGCCTGAGATCGTTCTGCGCGGATTGGCCGAGTGAATGGCGTTGAGCGCGTTTTCCCCGTTCTCAATCCCGCCAAGGATCATCGACGACGAGTTCGCCTGGGGGCAGACGTCGATGACAAGGACTCGTTTTTCTGGGTTCTGAATCGCGTACTCGGAGGCGATCTGGAACGTGAGATAGCTCTTACCCACCCCTCCTTTGTTGTTCCAAAGTGCGTAAATTGCCATTGCTGCCTCCTACCTGATCTGATGCGGTGCATGCTAAACCATGCGCAGCTATTACTGGTAAATGATTGGAAAAAATGTCGACGGGAAATCTAAGATTTTTGGCTACGTTCCGCGCGACTAAAATCGCTAGGGCACGCGCTCCAGAGCTGCTCGGCCTTACTTCCAGCCTGAACATCTGCCGCCGGCATCCATCGCCCATAAACCCTAGCGATCATAGTCCAATCGGTATGACCCATCTGCTTCGCCACCCACATCGGGTGTTCGCCCGCGGAAAGCATCATCGACGCATAAGTGTGCCGAGTCTGGTAGGGGCGTCGATACCGGACCCCAGACTTCTTCATCGCCGGCATCCACATCGTTTTTCTGATCGGCTGATCTCCAGCCCAACGCTCCAGCGTTCGCGGATTTTGGAAGACCTCCTGGTCAGCTAGGAAGGTGTGCTCTTTCTGAGCTTTCAGCGCCTCCAGGGCTGGGCGCAACAGCTTCACGGCTCGACGCCCAGCGGTAGTTTTGGTGACCTCCGCAGTCCCGCCGGCGGCCTGGGTCATAGCGCGGGTGATCATTACCTCGCCACGTAGCCAGTCAACGTCCCCCCATTCCAACGCAACCAGTTCACTGGTTCGAAGGCCGGTCCATAGCGCGAATTGGACAAGGTTTCTGGCTTGGCCGGTGAGGGCGGCAAGGATTGCTTGCTGCTCCTCAGGGCTGAACGGGTCCACATCATCGTCCTTCGGCGGCGCCTCTTTCCGCGAGTAGGTCCAGCCAGCGAGAGGGTTCGACTCAATCAGTTCCTCCTCGCACGCATCATTCAGCGCGGAGCGCAGGCAGCTCTGGATGTTGCTCAGGGTTTTATTCCCGACCTCTAGCTTGTCCAGCCAGTCGCGGACGGTCTTGCGCTTTAGGTCCACCAGCATCTGGTCGCCCAGGGCAGGCACTAGGCGGAGCTCCACGAGCTTTCGATACCCTTCGAAGGTGCTGCTCGCGATGTGCTTTCGCTTGGCTTCCAGCCACCTGGTCAGGAATCCATTTACTGTTTCCCGACTGGCCTCTGGGGCGAACTTTGCTGCCCGGGCTGAGCCGGGGAAAGTCACCGAGTAGTCAAAGGTGCCGATTGAGATGGCGTGTTCAATGGCTGCTTTGTGCTGCTCGGCTTTCTTCAGATTAGTGGCGGTGGGCTTGAGCGTGATGCGCTCGCGGCACCGGACGCCCCGATACATGAACGTGATTTCGATACTCGAATCGGAGACCGCCCGAACTCCCCTCCCGCCTCTACCCATGACTCATACCCCTCAACATCGATGAGCGTCCGGCCATCCGGCGCCCTGGTCCATATCTCACCGAGCCGCCAGATTCCGTCACGGATCTTTGAGCGGATCGCGTCCTCTGTGTATCCAGATTCGCTGGCAAACTTTCTGACGGTGACGTAGCGCATTTACCCCCCTATGCCTGGCTCAGACTTACGCCTGGCTCGGCATCTGCCGCGGCGCCAGGGTGATCAAGCAGGTTCCGAAAGATGGCCACCATGCCGTCGTGCTCAATGCCCTCAGCCTGGGCGACGTAGTCCAGCACCTGGATGGCCTCGTCTCGGCTATTCGGCTTGATCACCGCCAGTTGGTCCCGGACAAACCACTCCCGGGCTATTGCCTCATGCATCCCGTCCCCACGCTCACCTACAGCTTCACGAAGGCAATACAGGCGCTCCCAGTAATCGATCTCTGCCAGGCAGTCGGAGAGCGTATGGGGCATCAGGTCGCCATGCTTTCGGAAGCGCTTGGCCACCTCCGCTTTATCGTTTTGGATGTAGTCCTTGAAGCCTTTGCAGCGCTTCAGGGCCTTGGCGCAGAACTGCTCTGCCGGCGTGTCCTCCCAGATCGTGTCACCTTCGAAGCGGGCGGCGGCCTCTACAGCGCGGACACGCGTTGCAATGGCTCGCTCGGCCAGGCTTTCGAGGTCTGCAAAGCCAAAGGAACCGAAGGTTGCGAACGGATTGCCCCCGCTGTTTTTCAGCAGGTGGTCGCGGTATCGACGCTCCAGAACCTCGGCCGGCGCCTTCAGCTTCTTGGCCGCCTCCATGGCCACTGCGATGGGGGCCGGCAGGCCGGTGCTGACGACCTTGCGCAGCCAAAGCACTGCGTCGACCTCCTTGTCGCCCGTAACGACCTCCTGTGGCGGTAACGGCTGGGTGGCGGGCAGCGTCTCGGTGGTCTCGCGCATTGGCGGTAGTGTGAAAAGGGCGCGGTGTGCTGGGTTGTCGAGCATGGTTAGGCTTCCATCATGTCGGCGCTCAAAGGCGGCTGGCTGAAGTGATTGGCCAGCACCTGGCGGCCGTCGATGCCGCAAGCGGCGGAAAGGGTCAGTACTTCACCAAACGTGGTTGTGGGCTGTTGGAGCAGTTGCCACAACAGCATGAGGCGGTGGCCGAGCGGGCCGTTGTGTTGGCGTGTCATAGTTGGAGCCTCTCGTTCTGCGGGAGCGGGGCGGCCTGCAACGGCAGGCTTCCAGGCTCAGCACTGGTCGGAGAGGCCCGTCCAGCCTCGCTTGAGGGGGTGGCCTGCTGTGGGAGCGAACTATCTGGCAGGCAACTTATGCCGACCCCATTCAGCACCCAGCAAGTGACTTGGCGATGCGCGTCATGCTGGACGCTGATGACGTTCAGCTCTTCTCCGGCGTGGTCGTCCTGGCGGGCGCTGGCGCTGACGGCCATCAGCACCAGGATGGTGATTGCCACAACTTTCATCATGGCTGAGCCCCTCCGGCAATTTTGGCCAGTTCGGCCACCAGGTCGTCCGCACGGCCGTAGAAGCGGCCGGTGTCCTCGTTTACAAAGCGACCTAGCACCTCGGCAACCTGGGGGCTATCGGCCAGGCCGGAAAGATCCGGCGCCACAATTTCAGGGTCGTCCGAATGTGGCGCGTGAACGAAACTCGCCTCCTTGATTCGCAATACCTTCGCCGGGCGCACGCCGTTGGCGCCGGATACCCAATTGGTATCAGGGACACCCCACGGGTACATGCCCATCAGCCATGCGGTCGCGGCATTCTCTTTCTGGGTGCTGGACCAGTACTGCGTCTTACCGAATGCCTGTGGAGCGCTGGCGCACATGCGGTGATCCCAGTCGGCCAGTTGAAGCAGATTTGAACGAATGACCTGCAGCTCCTCGATTGAGGGAATGTGCCAGCCCCAGGTGCCGCGCACATTCAGGCCAAGAACCTTAACGGCGATTGCACTGCCTTCCTCGGCCATAGCCTTGGTGTTGGCCAGCCCATCGAAGCGTGATGTGGCGCCCTGGATGCGCGGCCGTGGGCCAGAGCGATCCCACCAATGCGCCTCGCACTCGTAATCCCGGCCGGCATCGATCAGGGCGTATTCGGCACCGTCAAAAAAGATGCGGCCAGCATAGAAACCGCCGGCCAGCGGCTGGCCAATCGCGGGCAGGGCTGCTTGGTTGATCTCGCGGCGCTTCACGATTGCACCTCCTGCTGCTGGGCAAGGAATTGGTCCATCAGCGCGTCCAGAGCCTCACCGCGGCAGGGATCACCGATGCCTCTGCGGACCATAGGCACGTTGGCGTTGCCGGTCTTGAGGGCGTGATCACGCAGGAATTCGTAGCGGCGAGCGTTGGCTACCGTAGCGATCCAATCGTCAATGCGAAGGCCGCACCCCGGGCGCACGCCGCGCTTGATGGCACCCTCGGCCAGCGCCAGTTGCTGCTCGAGCTGGTGCGCCTGCTCGATTTGGTCGCCTTCGCTGGCTGCCGTGACAACCGCTCCATGGCGGCCTACCAGCACGGTGGCGCCCAGGGTGATGAATGGGGCGATGTGCTGGGCCAAGGATTCACCCTCGCGAGCCTTCAGCACCACGGTCACGCGGTCAGTTGGCTGCATGGTTCACCTCCGACTGACTACGTTGAAACACTTCCTCGCGCAGGATCTCAACGCTCTCTGGCGCCTGGATGCCGATACGCACCTGGTTGTTGATTACCTGCTGGACGACGACAACGATCTTCCCGTCGATGATGATTTTCTCGCCGACGCGGCGTGTGAGGATAAGCATGGTGAGGCTCCTGTGTTTCTGGGCTTAGGCAGTGAAGCGGCGAACTGGACGCACCAGGTGCGCGGTGTCCTTCGTGCTGCCGAGCTGAACGCCGGCGGCAAAGTCGATACGGAATGCGCCCTTCGCGGAGCGCTCCGAGCTCGACCAGTACGAGTCGTTAATGAAGGCCTCCGGGATTGAGGCCCAGGCGTGATGCAACTCGGCGATGGCGGGCAGGTAGAAGTTCTGGTGTCCGTCTGCGGTATGGAGGCGCGCAGCATCTACAGCAGGGCTGTACGGGCCATTTACTGCCAGCTCAAGCGTGTTGATCACGCCGTCCGTGAGGCTGATTGCCATCGTTTCTGCTTCCCGCGCCCCCCATGCGTGGCTGCCGGCGTCGGCTGCGGCGACGATCAAGTGGCACAGGCCTTCGGGGTACTGGCGCACGCCGGCATAGATGCCGCCTTGGCCTGGCCAGAGATCGCCAATGGATGGAAGTTCGAGCTCAGCCAGGGGCTGAGATTGAGTCGAATGCTCAACCGGAGCGGGCGCCGATGGTTCGGCAGGCTCATCCATCTGATGAGCTTGTGCCGGCGAAGTATCAGATGCCAGCTCGACGGAAGATTGCAGGGGTGCTGGGGCCGCAGTTTGCTTAGCGGCGGCAGCCACGAGAGCGTCAAGGCCTGCCTGTGCCCCGGGAGGGCCGTAATAGTTGATCGTCAGGTGATCGACCCTGATCGTGGAATGCGTCATTCACTTTCTCCAGGCAAAGCGATGCCCTGCCGCGATTTTGGCTTTCGCAAAAATATGGGTTGGTTACGTCGTGCGGGTGAGAACGGGACTACGCCCGATCAGAGGGCGTACGCCGCTGATCACGCCACGAGTACACCTTGATGCTGATCCTGGTCTTGTTGGTGCTTGGGGGCGGGCATCATGCTGTTGCTGAAGACGATCAGGCCCAAGCGGAAGGCCTCCGCAACCAAAGCGGCACGGTTGCGTACACGAAGCTTAAAAAAGACTCGCTCGAGCGTTTTCTTCAACGTGCCAGGTGCGCGCCCAAGCTCTAAGGCGGTTTCCTTTCCGGTGAGGCCTGTGCATATGGCCAGAAGCACACGCATCTCCTGCTCCGCAAGCAAGCCAGTGCTTCCTTGGTAGCCTCCGAACATAATTGTCTTCGCCATCAGCGTACTGCTCCTTGAGTAGTTGACTGCTCGAAATATAAACATGCTTATAATTTTGAGTCAATAAGTACTTTTATGTTTCCTGCTTGAAGAATTTCGGGCGAAAAAAAACCCGCCGGCGGCGGGCTTCAGACTGGATTGCAGCTCAGAAAAAGGTGGCGCCCCAGAAAACGCGCCCAATGATCTTGATGCGTGCTTCTTCAATCTCATCTGCGGAGTACGTTTCATCAGGGTGTTCTGGAAGATTGTAGCTCCGCATTCGGATGCCGCCGCCGGGCAGTCTATAAAGCGATTTCACCCGAATTTGGCCTCCATGATCGATGGCGTACATTTTGCCATCGACCACCAACGTTTCCTCTAGGTGAACGATTACAGTACTGCCGTCATGGAGCACTGGGCTCATCGAGTTTCCTGAAATAGCTACAGCGACGACTCTTAAGGGGTCGACGCCCTGCTTTTCCAAGATTTCATCACTGAGATCGACGTGAGCAGTGGCGCTTAGCTCAATTACTGTCCGCTTGGGGTCTGTAGGGTCATCCAGCTCGATGAGGTAGGGAATTTCGGCAGTGAGTAGCGAGTTGGAAGGGGCGTACCTGCTCACCGCTTGCAGCGCTTCAATTTTTTTGCGGATCGCATTATTAAGCGGAGCATCTTCAACATGCTCCCCAAAGACAAGCTCGTCAGCGGCCGCTCGCCAAAGCGCGTTCTTGTCTTCGGCAGAATGCATTTCTCCATCACCCGTCTGCAGCCAAAGGCTGTTGACGCCGCACTCCTGGGCTATCTGGATCAGATAGGAGGAGCGGAGGGTCTTTCCTGACTCCAACTGGCTGATTGCTGTCTGGGCGATGCCAACCCTCTGGGCAAGTTCAGACTGGGTCAGGTTCGCATTTCTGCGGGCTAGCTTGATGCGTTCGGATAGGTTCATCTCCTGATCCTATAAAAATGCTTATGGGGTTGCAAAGAAGTCTGCTTATGGGCAGTCTATAAAAAGACTTATCAGGAACCCCTGAATGGCGACCCAAATTAATTTGCTAATTAACCACTTCGGTACCCAGGCCCTGACTGCTCGGGCGCTCGGCGTTTCTCAAGCTACGGTTTCCTATTGGCGTTCCGGATCGCTCAAGATCAGTCCGGAAAAAGCATTTCTAGCTGAGGTAGCCACTGACGGTGCGATAACCGCGTCTTCCCTGTGCCCCCTATTTGCCGAGGTCGAAGCCCGCCACAAGCTAGGGGAATCATCCTGGAATTTACGGCTTCCCGCATCTGGGCTCGATGGCTCTGTAGATCTGTCCAGTGTACAGACGCCTCAATCATGAGAGTCGCCCACCCCCAGTTTCTCTTGTCTGGCTGAATCGCGGACAACAAAAAGCCCGCTTCGCAGGCGGGCCTTTAATCCAGCTCCTAGCCGGGAGCTTTCTTTGAATCTTCGTCCTTAGGAGACGATTTCATGCACCCAAAAAATAGCACCACCGCATCTTACGGTCAACAAATGCTGACCGTCGAGCACTCGTTTCACTGCGATGACGGGGCGAAGAATATTTTCTTCAAAACCGTAACAGGCCCTCAAGTCGCCGCTGCCCTTAACGAGGCTTCCTGCCTGCTTTCGGCGGCCAACAGCTTGCTCAGCAAGCTCATGGATGACGGCTTGGATGGTAACGACGCATTCGGTATTCGCTTTCTCGTGGCCGCCGGCAAGGCCTTGGTTGATTCGAGCGCCTGTGCTGCCGAAAGCTTCGATAGCGGCATGGGAGGGCAAGCATAATGGCGCTTCCTCCTAGCAAGCTCACTCTGGCCCAGGGCCTGGCGAATGACGCTCTCGATCTCCTGCGCGCGGATTCCGAAAAACTCCACCAAATGACGGCTGTAGCCAACGCTATCTGCCTCGACCTCACGCACGGAAAAGGCGACAACATTCACCAGCTCGCCGAGCTCATCTCTTTTATGTCCCGGGATCAAGCGGAATACACCGATCACCAAATCACCCGGTTTCAAGCAGATCTGGACCTGCTGGAGGTGGCTCAATGAGCATTCCCGGGTTCAATGACCTTCTTGTCCAGGTAGATCGCGAGGCACCTGATCGGCTTCTCTCGGACGCCCAGGCTGAGCTGTTGGAGCGCATCCAGAGCGCGGCCGAGCAATCCATCGTGACCATCGCTGCTGGTATTGGCTCACTCGGTGAGCTCATTGCCGTCGGCAGTGAGTCTGGCGAGCTTTCGGCAAATGCGTTAATCGGCGCCGGATGGCTAATTCACCACTTGGCAGACACTCTCGGTCGACTGCACCACGAGCATGGCGCCGCCCAGTTCAAGTTGTTGTCATATCCGCGCGAGGTGTCGGCCCAATGACTGTCCTCAAACGAAAGGCCTGGGCTTATGCGAATAGCATGGTCGCGGTGGGCTTAGCGCTCAATACCGTTGCTGACCTCCTCGGAGCTGATGGCCTGGAGCACCACCTATCACGCGAGCAGGAAAACGGGCTCGTCCACACAGTATTGGCGCTCGGGGAGCTTGTGCTCAATGGAGCTGGCGAGCTAGCCGAACTCTCTGATCCGGATTCACCTCAGTGCGCGCCACGAAACGACACCTTGCCAAATCGTGGCGCCGATGAGGAAACGCAGGTATGACCATGACCCCTTTTTGTTTTAAAGGCGCCGACGTGCGGGTGATCACTGACGAGGCGGGCGATCCTTGGTTTGTGGCAATGGATGTTGCGCTGACCTTGGGCTACTCAAACACTTCTGATGCGGTTGCACGCCACTGTAAGGCGGTGCAAATCCTAAAGTCGCAAAACGCGACTTTTGAGGTCCCTAATCGAGGACTGCAGATCATCCCTGAACGGGATCTTTATCGCCTCATCATGAACTCGCAACTGGATTCCGCTCAGGAGTTCGAAGAGTGGGTAGTGGCTGAGGTTCTGCCCACCATCAGAAAGACCGGAAGCTATTCGCGACCGATCATCCCCCAGAGCCTGCCAGATGCCTTGCGCCTCGCCGCCGATCTTGCCGAGGAAAACGGGAAGCTGGCTTTGGCCAACGAGCACCAGGCTCAAACTATTGCGAGCCTAGAAAGCCTGTTCATGACCGGCGAAACGCCTACGCAGTTCTGTAAGCGACTTCGCGGGGTGAATGTCAGCAAGGTGAATCGCTCTCTGCTGGTGCTGGGCTGGCTCTTTGATTCGGCTGCCGACGACAGGAGCAAGCCGCGGTACCGGGTTGCCAGCCGTGTGCGGGATCGTTACCTCACTGAGCGGCCCAGAAAAATCAGCACTGAAGGTGCGGATTCGTTCGTGCGCTACGACCTGATTCTTCTGTTACGGGGTGCCAAGCGACTGCACGAGCTCTACATGACCGGGCAACTGATCATGAAAGCAAGCTGGGATGGCATTTTCACGCATGCGAAATACTCGGGAGGCGACCGCGATGAGTAAGCCTGCGACCGAGCAGCAGCTCATTGAGCGGATCGCCGCATTGTCTGTGGAACTCTATGGGGCTCATCACGCAGTCAAATGTTTGCGTGAAGAGCTGCACGACGAGTACCAGCAATACGTTCGCAATCACGGGGAGCCAGACCCCAGCCGTCGCGGCGTTGATCACAATAACCCCGCCTACGCAGGCCTGATCCGTTACACCGCGGAAGCTTATACCCGACTGCAAAAAGGCAAGCGGCAGCGCTACAACGTGAAGCGCCGACTGGATACGGCTGTGCGCGCCCTGATGATTCAAACCGGGCAGGTACTAGTCGCGCCAAAGCCTGCAGCTGTTAAGCGCTCCAACGCAGCCGGGGAGACCTTGCAATGACCGAAAAACCTCTCGCCATAGTACCCTTGGTGCCGGCTGAGGTCGACCTTCGGGGCATGGCCTTCATGCCCCTGGACGTTGCCCGTCTTCTAGATAGCGACCTTTTTGCACTTTCCACCGGGGAGGAATTCAAAACGGCGTTGGCTTTGTGGTGCAAATCCTGGCAGCAGCAACCAGCTGCGTCGCTTCCGAATGATGATCGAATCCTCGCGCACCTCTCGGGGGCTGGTACTCGGTGGAAGAAAGTTAGACCTATGGCCCTTCGAGGCTGGACGCTTTGCTCCGACGATCGCTACTACCACCCCGTCATTGCAGAGAAGGCAATGTCTGCCTGGCGTGAGCGGGCAGAATACCGCGACAAGCGTGAAAACGAGGCAGAGCGGCAGCGCCGGCACCGTGAAGATCATAAAGCTCTGCGGGCAAAGCTCCGAGAGTTCGGCGTGACGGTTCCCTACAACACACCCATGGCGTCGTTGCAGGAAATGCTTCAGTACCAAGAACGTGAGCGCTCACATAACGCACCTGTCACAAGTACGGGCGCGTCTCATGATACGCGCCGACTACGGCTAAGAGAGGGAGAGGGAGAGGGAGAGGGAGAGGGAGAGTATTTAAAAGAATATGTCCTCCAAGGCTCCGCCTCGGAAGACGCGCCCCCGCAAAGCGAGCTGACTGCATTGAGCTCTGAGGGCCACCACCACACTGGTCAACCCGCTTTGCCGATTCCTGAGGCAAGCGCAGCATCAGGCAGAGCGCCGAAGGTTGACCCCATGGTTGGTTTCGAGGATTTCTACAAGCTGTACCCCCGAAAGCAAAAGCGTGCCGACGCCGAGAAGGCCTGGCGCAAACTCGCACCGGACGAGGCACTGCGGGCAACCATGACCGCTTCGCTGGCGCTCCACTGCCAGTCTGAGGGCTGGCGCAAGGACCAAGGCCAGTTCATCCCGCTGCCAGCATCCTGGCTCAACAGCCGGCGCTGGGAGGACGTGCTAGGGCCGATTGACACCCTCGGCTGCCCGGCGGAGCAGATCGTGGATCTGTATCACCAGCATTGCCCCATGCAGGCGTCGGTGACAGTACTTGACCCAGTTTTGCGGCAACTGCTGAGTGAGCGCTGGGCTGAGCATGAGGCCCAGCGAGACTTGGGCTTCTGGGTCGAGTTTTTCCAACAGGCTGCGGACCTAGATACCGTGTTCTACCGAGGCGAGCGGCGTCGACCGTATCTGGAGGCGCTGGTCTTCCGACAAAACTTCCGTGACATCGTGGAGGGCCATACTCATGCGTGATCCCTACAGCCTTGAGGCCGAACATGGCCTGCTGGGCGCCATGCTCAAGAGCCCTGAATTGATCGACACCCTCAGCGAGGATCTCAGTCCAGAAGCGTTTTACTTCGCGGATAACGCTGAGGTCTACCGGGCAATCAAGGCTCTGAAGTCCGCCGGCAAAGCTGTGGATTTCCTGACCGTCGGTGAGCACATTGACGTGCTGCCGAGCGGTGACCGCGCGCTGGGGTACTGCGGCCAAATCGTCCACGGCACTCCAAGCGTGGCCAGTGCCAAGACCTACGCCGGAATTGTTCGTGAGCGGGCCATTGACCGCTCGCTTTACGACCTGGGCAATCAGGCCATGGAGATCGCTCAGGGAAGCGAGGATACCCAGACCAAGGTTGCCACGATCCAGGCAGCAGCCATGGCCATCGATGCTGGCGCTGATGGCGATGAGATCGTGAAAGCTTCCGACGTGTTGGTGGAGCAGCTCGAGGTGTGGCAGGAGCGTCACGACCGATTGACGCGAGGCGAAACCCTCATGGGTCTATCGACAGGCCTCACCGACTTGGACGCGAAGCTTGGCGGCCTGCAGCCCGAGCAACTGATCATCGTCGCAGGGCGGCCTGGCATGGGGAAAACCACGCTGGCCGCCGGTTGGGCTGTGCATGCGGCGATCCACCAGCAAAAGTCTTCTCTGGTGGTCAGCCTGGAGATGAGCAATGGGCAACTGCTGGACCGTGCGGTGGCTTCGGAAGGGCGCATTCCGTTGAATTTGGTCAAGGATGGTTCGGCATGCCAAACGCACGGCACGGAGCTAGCAGCGGCATCTGCTGCTGTCCGCAAGGCAGATCTGTTTTTCCTTGATCGGCCTGGCTCGACTGTGGGGCGAATTCGCTCGCTGGCTCGCCGGCATAAGCTGCGCTACGGATTGGATCTGTTGGTAATCGACTATCTCCAGCTCATGGAAGGCGAAGGCGGCAGTCGAACTGAGGAGGTCAGTGGCATGAGCCGCGGCTGCAAGTTGCTGGCGCGAGAACTGGGCATTCCAGTTGTCCTGCTGAGCCAGTTGTCCCGCAAGTGCGAGGAGCGCCCGAACAAGCGCCCGATCCCCTCAGACCTACGGGAGTCGGGCGCAATCGAGCAGGACGCAGACGTGGTGATATTCGTGTACCGCGATGAGGTCTACAACGAGAACAGCACGGCGAAAGGCATTGCTGAAATCATCGTCGGCAAAGGGCGGGACATTGAGACGGGCACGGTACGGGCGGCCTTCCTCGGGCAGTACAACCGTTTTGAGAACCTGGCTGCAGGGTGGGTCGAGCCGACGCCGCCCGAGAGGTCAAACACACTGGCAGGTCGATACGCAGTGGGTAAAAATCATGGGTAAAGTCATCGTGCAGAAACCAGCTAAGCAACTCACCACTTTGGAGCAGAGCTTTCTGCGGATCGCTGGCGAGGAGCTGGCCAAGGTCAAGTTCGGCGGCCCGGCCGCGCTGGCCTGCCTGCTGGATATCGTGGCGAGCTGGCACGGCAATGCGTTGCACCTCGGATTTCATGACTACGGTAAACGGTGGCTGCTTGAGGGCGGGGCAGGAAGCAAGGTGGCAGATACGCTACTGCGCGATCTGTTTGGCCTGAACGAGCCAGGGCCAAACCGGGCAGCGTGACCAGCCGGCCCTGCCACTCACACCTGGCGGGGCCGGCCACCGAAAAATGGCCGGTCGTTCAAATTTGGGTGGTGGAAAATTACTGCAACAAAAACGCTTTGAACTTCGGCCCGAATGCCTAGCGTTTTTGGGCTGAGATCCGTATCACTTGGGGTGCACCCAAAAATACCATGTTTAGGCCGCTGCGGCCCGAGCCACCAAACTGGAGATAGTACCTATGGCCAACCAGCCCAAAACTGAAAGCACGACCGATGACGCTAGTAAAGAATGGAAGGGCATGCTGCCAGAACTACAGGCCATCTCATTGATTACCGGCGTGCGTCCGTACGCCGGCGCCGACGTGGAGAAAATCGCTGCCGAACTGAAACTCCAGATTTCTAAGGCTGCGGTTGGCGACATGGGGCGCGGCCGGGCGATGCTGGTTTCCCAAGCCGAGGCGCTCAACGTGCTGTGCTTCAGCCTGCTGGCGAAAGCC